CCCTGTCGGCTATGGTGAACTGCTTGTCGGGTCACACGTCGTGAGTGCTGAACTCTATTCGGTTGAAGAGCCGATTGGCAGCACATCCAGCACTGCGACACGCAAGCTAGGCACATTTGCCTCACTACCGTCCGGGTTGTACGCCACGTCTGTCGGCTGATCCGGCATAATGTTGTTGAGTAGCCAGAAAATAAGAACAAGAAAATGGCACAAAACAAAAGCATCCGTGGCGCAGGCGGTGGTGGCAAAGGTGGTGGCAGCGCACGCGCTGCAGTAGAAGCCAAGAACACGCTCCGGTCTCGCCAATTCGCCCGGATCATCGACGTGATCTGTGAAGGTGAGATCGAGGGCCTTGTCGGCGCCAATGTCTCGCCTGAATACGCCGAAAGAAGTATCTATTTCGACGGTGTGCCGCTGCGGAACGATCAGGGGCAGCCCAACTTCGACGTAAATGCCTTTTCGTGGGCTTTCGTTCCAGGCGTGCAAAACCAACCTGTGATTCCGACGGGTGGCACTGTTGCGTCCGAGGTTCAAGTTAGCCAGGAAGTAAAGGCTGGCAACACGGGCGGCGGTCCGGTTATCCGTTCAATTCCCGAAACGTACATTGACGCATGTCGTGTGACGATCAGCATCCCGAGGTTGACGGAGCAGAACACCGAGAACGGCGACATCAACGGCAGCAGCGTTACCTTCGCCATCGACGTACAGACGAACGGCGGTGGTTTTGTCGAGGTGATGGCCCCCACGATCCAAGGCAAGACGAACTCGGAATACCAGCGCAGCTACGAGTTTGATCTACCCGGAACCGGCCCGTGGGATATTCGCCTGCGCCGCATAACGCCTGACGCTGACACATCGAACATCCAGAATCAGCTCTACTGGTCGACCTATACCAAGATCGTCAAACAGCCGCTCAACTACCCGAATACGGCGTTGATGGGTTTGAAAGTCGACTCGGCACTGTTCAGCCGGGTGCCTTCACGCGCCTACAAGATGCGTCTGCTCAAGGTGCGGGTGCCGAGCAACTACGATCCGATCACCCGGAGCTACAGCGGCCTGTGGAATGGCTCGTTTAAGGTCGCTTGGACAGACAACCCGGCATGGTGCTGGTACGACCTTGCCACCAACGAACGGTACGGCCTGGGCGAATACCTTGACGCAGCCAGCATCGACAAGTGGACGCTGTACGCGATCGCACAGTACTGCGACGAGCTTGTCCCGGACGGCTACGGCGGCACAGAGCCGCGCTTTCGCTGCAACTTGCTTCTGAACACTCGGGAAGAAGCCCTCAAGGTGCTGATGAATTTCGCCAGCATTTTCCGAGGCATCGTCTACTGGCACACGAACTCGATCTTTTGCTCGCAGGACCGCCCAAGCAGCCCGGTGAAGCTCTTTGCGCCGGCCAACGTCATCGACGGCGTGTTCAACTACTCAGGCTCCGCACGCCAAGTGCGTCACACGGTGGCGATGGTGTCGTGGAACGACCCGGAGAATCTGTACAAGCAGACGGTCGAGTATGTTGAAGACCGCGAAAGCATCATTCGCCTTGGCGTGCGCGAGATCGAAGTCACGGCAATGGGCTGCACCAGCCGAGGACAAGCGAATCGGCTCGGTAAGTGGATTCTGCTGACCGAGCGCGAGGAGACAGACACCATCACGTTCCGCACGGGTCTGGAAGGCTGCGGCGTGATGCCTGGAGAGATCATCCAGACGACCGACCCCGCTCGCGCTGGTGCGCGTGTAGGCGGTCGCGTCATGGCGGCAACAGCCAACCAGCTTACGCTCGACGGTCCGGTCACCCTTGAAGCCGGAAAGAACTACACCGTAGCCGTGGTTCTCCCCTCCGGTGCGATTGAGGAGAAAGCTGTTTCGTGGGGCGGATCGAGCAACACCGAAACGACCACACTGAACCTAGGCAGCAACCTTGCTCAAGTTCCACAGCAGCACGCCATCTGGATTCTGCAGACAGAGACGCTGGTCCCGGAACTGTGGCGCGTAGTCTCTACAGTTGAGGTCGAACCGAACGTCGTAGAGATCACTGCTGTTGAGCACGTTCCCGGCAAGTTCGCGGCTGTTGAGCAGAACCTAAAGCTCGAAGCTCGACAGACCAGTGCGATCAACATCCGTCCGGGTGCTGTGACCAACCTGTCTGCGACGACGGACATCAAGAAGCTCAACGCCCTCGAATACACGACGCGAATTTTCGTGAGCTGGACGCCGCCGAAGGAAGGGGCAGCGCGTTACATCGTCACTTGGCGGCGTGAAAACGAGAACGACAAGACCACGATCGTCAATGATCCGGCTTTTGACATCGACGACGTACCTGCAGGCGCGTTCGAAATTTCCGTAGTGGCGGAGAACACCATCGGCCTTCGCGGCCCAGCGACGACTATCACCCACGTTGTGACGGAGTCGGGTGTAGAGCCTGATGTCCAGAACCTGCGGCTCGATCCGAATTTCCTCAGCCAAGACTGTCCGCTGGCGTGGGATCGGCTGGACTGGGCCATCAAATATACGGTCCAGGTCTACGACGGCGCCACACTTCTGCGAGAAGAGCCGGTCGAGGTCAACAAGTACGTCTACACCTACGCACAAAACCTTGCTGACGGCGGTCCTCGTCGCAGTCTGACCTTCAAGGTGAAGGCGCACTCGTGGCGCGGCGCGAGCGCCAACTGGGCAACGCTCGCAGCGAGCAACCCTGCACCGGCCACCCCTCAAGGCGTGAGCCTGGAGGCTGGTCCAGGCCAGGTAAGCGTCCTCGCTGAACGCCCTGCTGATCCAGACCTGGAGGGTATGGTGGTCTGGATGTATTCCGACTCGTCGGTGCCGACCACAGATGGGAACATCGTCTACAAAGGCAAAGACAACGCCTTCATGAAGACCGGCCTTCAGCCGGGTGTGCCTGTGTACTTCAAGGTGGCCTTCTACGACACCTTCGGTACGAGCGGGCTGAACGTGTCCAGTAGCGTGTCGGCTACGCCTACGGCTACGGGTGGCATCTTCAAAGTAACCGAGCTGCCGGCCAGTCCGGCAGACGTGTCCGGCGAGACTGCGGTGTTTCTCGACGTAGCAGACACCAACATCCGAGGCTTGTACGGGTGGGACGGCTCAGCGTGGAAGTTCACACGCGACGGTGCCTACTTGGTGGCAAACAGCGTCACCGCCGACCGGATGAACGTTTCTCAGTTGTCGTCGATCAGCGCCAACATGGGGACGATGACAGCAGGCAACTTCACCCTTGCTGCGGATGGCTTCATCAAAGGCGGCGCAACCAACTACACCAGCGGCACCGGCTTCTGGATGGGGTATCACGACAGCAAGTACAAGTGGCGCGTTGGTCAGCCTGGGTCGAGTCGTGCGGAATGGACGGGGAGTGCATTCAACGTCTATGGCCCGGATGGCAACGTCACGATCAGTTCGGGCGTCGTCGATTGGGAGGCGATTGGTGGTGCGAACAAGCCGCAAAGCGGGGCGACGCGTAACGTTTTCCGCGGCGACTGGACAACCTCAACCAGCTATGTTGTGGGTGACATCGTTCTGAAAGACGGCAACGGCTGGTCCTGCATCCTGGCGCACGCTTCAACCAGCAGCAATCAACCGCCTGCGTCGGGCAGCGGAAACACCTGGTGGACGCTCTATGCGGTCAAGGGCAGTGACGGCGCTCAGGGCTTGCATGCACTGACTGTCCTTGTGCCCAACAATGCACACACCCTGCCTGCGGCCTCTGATGGCGCCGTGTCTTCCTATACCGGCTCAGGCACCACGATCCAGGTCTTTGAGGGCACGACCGCATTGTCTGCAGTGTCCAGCATCACTGCGAACGGACAGTTCACGATTGGCACGCCAACACAAGTTCCGACCTCTACGATCACCGTAGGCGCACGGTCTTATGCAGGCACCACCGCAACGGTCGCGCAGCATTCGGCCATGGTGGCAGGCACCGATTTGGTTGTCGTGACCTACCCGATCACCGTGCGGCGTACAGATGGCACGACGGTGACGCTTTCCGCGACACAAACCCTTACCAAGTCAAAGGCAGGCACCAATGGCACGAACGGGGCCAATGCAAAGGCCGCGTTTCTTACCGCAACCTCTCAAGTCTTCCAGATTGCCAAGAGCGGCACGACCACGCCGACCTCGATCACCCTGACCGCCACGGGTCAAAACGTCACCGGCAGCCCAACCTTTACCGTCACCAGCGGCACTGCGACGCTGACCGGCACGGGCAACACTCGCTCGCTCGCCGCAAGCGGACTGACGACTGATGCCGCAACTATTCGCATTCAATGGG